TGCAGCACTGGCAGCAGAAGAAGCAGCAGCACTAGCACTACCAGCAGCAGCGGTTGCACTAGCAGTAGCACTGTTGGCTGCTTGCTGAGCAATTACTGATTGGTTGGTTGCATCATTAGTAGCATCACCAGAACCACCGGGGCCTCTGTATATCGCCATTTAGTTTCCTTTACAGTTTGCTCAAGATACTGAGTGATTTCACTCAATACACTGAGTAAACTGCCCCAACCTTTTACAGTCAGGGCAGGATCTTTAGTGATTAACCAAAGACAGCGAGAGGAACAGCATTCTCAGGACGAACCACCTTGACACCGTAGAGCATGTCAGAGGTAAAGAGCGTACCGAGGTACTCTTGCTTGTACTGAGTCTGACTACGAACACCCATCTGCTCAGCAAGAACAAATGCATCTTTGTGTCCAAGCAGAGCAATACGAGGATTCACATCGCCAGCACCAGCGGTGGTAGCAGTGTCACAGTTCGTGGAGACATAAACCTTAACACCGTAGATGTCACCGATCTGACCATTACGGATGGTGTTAGCACCAGCAGCTTCACCAGTAAAGGACTGCTCAGTAAACCGAGCAAGACCCATCAACTCATTACGAGTCGAAGGAGGAACGATGAAGAAACGATCAGTCATGGGAACATCATTGTCATCAAGACGCTGAATGGTCCTACGAATACCAGCATCAGCAATCGCAGCTTCGTTACCAGTGTTGGTGTTGGCGGTAGGATCAAATGCAGTCGTACCGTCAGAAGCTAGGTATGCGTTAGCATAAGTAAAGGTAGCATCAGTGCCGTTCCAAGTACCGCTGTTAAGCAAACGACCAAGGCGCAGAAGGTCAGTATCAACCTGCCGACCAAGAGCGTAACCAGCGTCATCAGTGTAGAACTTACGCAGAGAAGCAAGAGCTTGCACCTCAACGATGTCCTCAATCAAACGGCTGTACTCATAGTGCTTGTTAACCAGAACTTGCACTTCGTCTTCAGTAGCAGCAATCAGAGTAACCTGATTCTCTGCAGTCTTGAGCGAAGCATTGCCACGAGTGGGTTTAGGAATATGCAGCGTGTCACCCTTCTTGCCCTTGAAGGACATTTTGGAGAACAGATTAGCTGCTACAAGATTCTTCTTATAAGCAGCGATAATCTCATCACTCCAAATCTCGGGGATAAACTTATCTGCTGTAGTTTTCGTTACATGAGTTGTACCAAGTGCCATTTTGAATTTCCTTTCAAGTTAATTTATTTAACACGACCCTCTGCGTATGCAGCCATGATTTCATCTTGAAGCTGATAATAACGATCAGGGTCTTCCAATTGTAGTCGGATAAGATCTGCTCTTCGATACACTTTGCTGGTACTAACGCTAGGGCTTGCGCCACCAACATCAACCGTTGCTTGCTTAACCGCTGCCTTCTGTTGTTGTGTAACTTCAGCAGGTGCTTCTGCTTTTACAGCAGGTGCAGGTTTAGGTTTAACATACTTCCAAGTATTCAGTAGCTCTGCTGCTGCATCGAAGTCTGCGTCAGCATCTGCTTGTGCGTACAACCGAATACGAACTGGTGAAGCTTTAACCCATTCAGCAAACTCTGGATCGTTGACAGTTGCCTGAAAATCAGGGAACTCTTGCTGTAGTCTGTTGATTGTCTGCATCTGCTTCATCAACTTGGCTTGTTCACGAGCCTCTTTGATGGCAGGGTGAGTCTCAATCTTCTTGTTTACAGCAGCGTCTGGATCTGCAAAGTAATCAATCTCGTCTTCTTTTGTGGCTACCTCTTCCTTCTTAGGTTCGAGTTGTCGCTTGATCAGTTCATCTGCAAGTTTACGAACTTCACCAACCTCTTGGGCTTGCCTACCAATTAGCTTCTCAGCCTCTTGGTGCATGCGAATGATCTCTTTAAGATCTTTGCCCCTATACTTACTAGGTAGTTCCTCTTCAGGTTCTGCCTGTACAGTTGGTTCTGGTTCTGCTACAGCTTCAAGAGTTTGCTCTTCTTGAGTATCTTGAATCTGATCTACTTGCTCGTCATCCTGCTCTTGCGCTTCGATAAAGTTTGCCACATTATCCTCCTGTCCACAATGGATTCTAGGAAATTAAAAATGTCACCTGAAGATCAATCACCATGTTCGGCTTGTCTTTTGTAGGCAACTCTTGTTGCTTCTTCGTGTTTTCTAGCCCATGCATCAGCGGCTGTCGGGAACGATCCTGAGACCCCTTCGAGCTTAATTCTGGGTGACGAGATAATACGAGAAGCGTCATTTCGACAATGAGGACAGGTTATAACTCTTTCCTCTTCATCGATGTACTGCTCTGTTATGTGCCCTTTAGCACACATAAACTCATAGTATCTATACATTCAATTGCTCCCATGCGGTTTCAGACTCACGCTTGAGATTGACAATCCAGTACAGAATATCTAGTTGCCCTTTACGCTTGAAGAGTTCCTCAACATCTTTAATGTCGAGCACCTTCTCATAATTGGCAATTATACTTTCAACATCTTCAATGAAATCCAACCAACCTTGGGAGGACATCATCTCAAACCTTGCTTCATAATATTCTTGTAGGGCTTTATCCATGCGGAGTCCTTTGTTAAGATACTTATATTATACCATAAAATATAATGTTTGTCAAGTCCTAGATCAATTAGTCATCTGTTTGTCAACTATTTTCTCACGAACCTGAATATCTTTTTCTTTCAGCATCAGATCAGCCACCTTAGCTCTGCGGTTAAATTCCTTCTCTCCCTCGTCTGGGAGGTCTCTGGCAATGCTCGATAGCACTTGAGCACGCATCTGCTCAGGTAGAAGCTGGGCTTCCACAATAAGCTTCTGTGCTCTGGCTTGTGCTTCTTGAGCGTCAGCTTGAGATTCCAGTGCCTGACCCTGAAGCTGAGCGATCTGGGCTTGGATAAGAGCCATCTGCTGTTGCATCTGAGCTTGTTGAATCTGCTGTTGTTGGGGGTCTGGCTGGGTCATTTGGGTCAGAGCAGCAGACAACTCTTCTCGGTTCGATAAACTTGACGATTCGACAATTCCCTTAAGTACCAAAGGCACTACAGGAGACTGAGGTCCAAGGGTCTGGAGCAGTCCAATGAACTGCTGTTGCTCGTACTCCCTAGCCACCATACCGATAGAAGCTACAGGGATGAACTTAAAGTCACGAGAAGGGTAACGCTCTGGGTCAAATTGCATGTAACGGTAGGCAACCTTCTTGACCAGAGGGATCATTACATCTTCTTGGAAGTTTGTAAGCTGCTGCTTGTTCTTCTTGACGATGGCAGACATAGCAATCGACATTCCCATACCACCACCTTGGTTAGAAGCTGCAGCACGAGTCAGTTCTGCTGAGTCCATCGTACCAGTAGCCTGAAGAAGCATAGCTTCAAAGCCCTTAGCAGTCTCATAGTTGGCAGCGTCGAGCGTACCAAACTTAAATGGTTGCAGGATCTCATTGGGATTACCATTGGTCAGGATGGTCTTACCCGGACGAACCTCAAACTTCACACCTCGAGGTAGGCGAGTAGCGTCAACACCCATCATAGGTACAGTGGTGAGGGCTAGAGAGTCTAGATGGCTACGCATCTGAGCGTCAATAGCCTTTTGCATGTTGTAACCCTTCTGAACTGTACCAACACCCCAGAACATTCCGGGTACAGTCTCAGGTCTGTAAGCTACAACTGGACGATCCTTCATCATGTATGGGTTTTCTTCAGCCTTAAGTAGCTTTGACCCATTGGCAATAATGATAACAGCCTCAACAAGGTCAGAAACATTACCCATTACACTGTTTTCTTCGAAGAGATCTACTACTTCGGTCCCCTCTGTCTCCAAGTTCTTGAGGTATTCACGAGGAACCAAACCGTAGTAACGCATAATTCGTACCTTATCGTCCTGATAGATAGAATCTTGCTGCGTAGGCTCAAGATCAGTGTCATCATAGTAAGGTTCTACCTCTACTTTCCTGTAGATTCCATCCTCAATACCCTTAACAATCTTGTGAAGGGATACATACTCCTCAATTGCTATACCCATAGCCTCTTCAATCTCTTCAGCATTGGGGTCAATCAGGAAGTTACGGGGGTGGACAGCTTTAAGAGTGACAGAAGTCCTATCAACTTCCTCAACTCCTACCGCTGCAGTCATAGATCCGGGGATTGGACGCATAGCAGGGCGAGTTTCTAGTACACTCTTGATCTTAATCTCAGCAATACCAGTACCAAAGATCTCGCCAGTCTTAACCATGCGGTTAATTTCTTTGTTGTACTTGTCTTTCTTCATGTCTTCATGAAGCTGAGTCTTAGTCATCTCTACATCCATAGAGTTTTGCTGGTCTTGAGCGTCATCTTCGATGTCAAAGAACTTACCATTGGCTGATAGACCCTCGATAGTCTCAGCAACTTTGTTATCTACAGCCTGTCTGATAGCAGGAGTAACGATTCTAGCACGCTCAGTCTCTCGAGTCTTGTCCTCATCAGCCCAGATACCATAGTAAAGACGCTCGTACTCGTCCCACTTAATCATGTAGTTGGTGTCTCGCCACTCTCTCCAGCGATCAGTGTGATCTACAACAAAGGCTACTAGCTCTTTGTCTGCTTCAGTGACGGTGTCTTCTTTAAAATCAGCCATTACATTCCCCTAAGAGTAGGATCAATACCAAAGTCATCGGTGGTTAGATCTTCAAACTGCGTTGGTTGGTCAGCATTAATAGCAGGTGTTCTTCGTTTATCACGAATAAGTCTGTACCTATCAATCTGTGCAGCTACAGACTGTGGGTCTTTAAGAAAGGATTTTACAAAATTAACCTTGTTCTTAATATTTTTTTCTTTGTCGTATCGAAATTGTACATTCCTAGCTTCTGCTTCACCATACAATGATAGATACATACGCTCTGCCATGTCTCTTAAAACTTTAGGAGCATCGCTTAGTTTGTTGTAGTTAGGTAAGAACATCATAGGTTCTCCACCCATGTCCATCTTCTCTAGCTTTTGAATGGCATGCTGTGATTCATGCAGCAATGTGGTAAAGGTTTCAGTAGCGTTACCATCAATAATTTGTTTAGAGTTTAGGTTAATACCAATCTCTCCAGACTTCAAATCAAAATAACCATTCTCAGTTCCTTTGGACTGGTAGATCTTTACATTAGCATTCTCTAGTTCAGGGTAAATAGCAAAGAACTCTGGATGCTCCATCAGTTCATTAAGATTATACTCATCACCTTTCTTCAGATCACTGATAGGTACTTTAAGAAAAGCAGCATCATCACTAATCTCTTTCCTTAGTATCTCATCTGGTCCATAGTAGTAACCAGTCCTAGCAATCTGATCGTCAGGAGTCTCACCCTTTAGAAACATCTGATAAGCAATAGCCTGTTTCTTTTCTTCATCGCTACGCTCCATCTCTGGCATCATAGCAGTTCTACGATCAATACCTTCTTGACCTAGCACTACTTCAGGATTCTTGAATCGAGTAAGCATGCCCTCATCAATAGAGTCTACTTCCTGACCGCCTAGAGTCTTTCTGACTGAAGGCATCATGTCATTAAATATTCTTGATACTAGGCTTCCGGGAATCATATTAATATCCTGTGATAGCGTCTAAGGGTTCGTACTCATCATAATACTCGTCTAACTCAAATGGTGTGGTAGAGATATGAGTAATCAAACTCAGTGAGTCTACCATGTCATCGTGCACGCCTCTGGTTGGAAAGTTAAGCAACTCATCCTTGAAGTCTTTGTTCCAGTCTGCTTCCCTTAGAACAATTCCTTTATGCTCGAACCTTCCCTGCAATGCACCAATAACTTTATCCACCTTACTTTTGTTACCAAGAACTACTTCTTCAATCCTTGGAAACACACCAGTACTTCTCATCATCTCTTGCATGTAGGGAGTGATAGCTCTTTTAAGAGTACCCTTCTCAATTCCTACGATGCTAACATTGTAGATCTGACAAAGCTTGAGAATCCTCTCAGAGGTTTCCTTGATGTCCCATCTACCAGCTTCAATCTTATCTACCCACCATCCACCTTGATGGACTCTAACCACAGAGATAGCAGTTCTATCCAGATACTTCTTCTTATTCTCTTGTGATAGGGCTACACTCTCAAAACCAGCAAGGTCAACACCAATAAAGTAAGTACCGTCACTAGGCTCTTCATCTTTATCCTTAACTACTATCCACTCTTCTTTGAACAGCTCTGACTGCGGAGCTTCAAAACTAGCCATGAACTCTTGCCTGAAAGCAAAGGAAGACATCGATGCTTTGGCAATCTCAATTTCTTCTGGATCTAAGAGGGGATTGTCAAGACTGGTAAAATGCCACGCCTTCCAATCGCCCTCTCCTTTCTGACCCATCTTGTATAGATCGTAGAAATGATTACGACCTTTAGGTGTTCCAATAAATATTGCTTTACCTTTTAAGTCTGCAAGTGCAGGTCTTAGAATCTGCTCGAATACCTGTGGCTTAATGTCAGCGTACTCGTCCAACACCAAGAACTTCAGTGCTACACCTCGCATGGTCTCTGGTCTGTCTGCGCCTTTTAAACTAATCGTAGAACCATTAACCAACTTAATCTGCATGTTGTTCACATGACTGCCAGAGATTACTGGATGCGCTAACTCCAGCAACTGCTGCCACATAATATCTCTAGCTTGCTGCTGGGTTGGAGCCACATACCAGACATGACCCTTATCCGCTTGCAGTGCTTCAACGATCAATGCCCACGCTGCCATCCTAGACTTACCAGTCCTTCGACCAGCAGCGATAACCTTAAACCGAGTAGGATCTGACCAAACCTCTTGCTGCCAAGGTAGTAGCTGTATCTTAAGATCCAAGGGGCGAGGTCCCTTCCTTTATTGAGACTGCTTTCTCAATCATGGCTTTTCTCCGAAAAGTCCTCGTAATCCACATCCTCATAGTCTTCGCTCGTACCTTCTGACTCGATCACTGTGGACCCACCAATGCCAGAGATAGAGATGTTGATTGCGCCTCGGGCTGATCCTTTTTCCTTCTCAAAATAACTGATAGGTAACAATCTATCGACACACATCTTAAGACATGCTACCTGATCCTTGTCCTCATCATTCAGAGCTTTCCTAATAATCGTTTCGATTACTTTATCACCAGTTGTAGCCAACAATCTGGCATGAAACTCTTTGATCCTCCCAGCCTCACCGGGAGGTCTGCCACGAGTTTCCCTTTTCTTCTTGGCAGCGATAGCCGACTTCTTGGGTCTGCCACCCTTGCCCTTGGGTTTAACTACAGAGACTGCACTCTCTGTAGG